GAGGCCGCCGCCATCACCAACCACTCGGCGCTGCGGCAGCGCGTGACGGTGCACTAGGAGACACGAATGCTACTGCTCGCCTCCACCTCGGACAAGATCCGGCTGACCACTACCGCCACGGCGAACATCGACGTTCACGCCTCGTGGGTCGATGGCGTCTCGACCATCACGCCCGGGCGGACGAACACGACGATATCCAGTGCCACCACGACCGACATCGTCGCCTCGCCCGGCGCCAGCGTCTACCGCACCGTCAAGTCGCTGATCATCCGCAACCGGCACGCCTCGACCAGCAACACGCTCACGCTGATCCACACGGACGGCGCCAACGCGATGGAGCTCATCAAGTTGACGCTGGCCGCAGGCTGGACCCTGTACTACGAGGAGGGCGCGGGATTCTGGATCACGGACATCAACGGCCGCAATCAGTCCGCGCAGTACGGCAACGTCGGGGTCAGCACCGGCAGCGGCGAGACCACGGTGGTGCTCGGCTCCGATGTCACCAACAACAACGCGACGGCGAACACCATCGCCGACGTGACCGGGCTGAGTTTCAGCGTGCTGAACGGCAAGACGTATCGGTTCGAGTTCAACATCATCTACACCGCCGCCGCGACCACGACCGGCAGCCGGTGGTCGATCAACGGCCCCAGCACGCCGACGTACCTGACCTACGAGTCGACCTACTCGCTGACCACGACCACGGCGACGTTCAACGCGCACTTGCAGGCCTATGACTCGCCCGCCGCGTCGAATGCAACCTCCGCGACGACAGGCAACAACCTGGCGTTCATAAATGGCGTGATCCGGCCATCCGCGGACGGCACGCTGATCGCGCGCTTTGCCAGCGAGGTCTCCAGCAGCGCGATCGTGGCCAAGGCCGGCTCCTCGGTCCGCTACCAGCAGCTCGACTAGACGATGTCCGCCGGCTGGTTCGCGCCGGAAGCGCTCGACGACGGCTGGTTCGCACCAGAAGCGCAGGACGACGGCTGGTTCGATCGGCTGCTGCTTGCGGCGGGCGGCGCCACCTCGCCGGCAAGCCTGGCCGAGACGGCGGCCGGCGCCGACAGCCTGGCCGCCACCGCCGCGCTGGCCGGGGCGGTGGCAGAGGCGAGCGCCGGCGCCGACAGCCTCGGCGCCGAGCTGATCACCGGTGCCTCGCTGTCCGACAGTGCCGCCGGGGCGGACAGCCTGGCCGGCGAGCTTGTCGCCGGCACCGACATCCGCATCGCGCGGCTGGAATTGCGGGTGCCGCTGGCCACCAGCCAGTCGGCGGCGGTCGAAGAGGCCGCCACCGGCGCAGAAAGCCTCGCCGGCGCGCAGGAACAGGCCGCCGCGCTCGCGGAAAGCGCGGCCGGTGCGTACACCGCGGCGGCGCAGCTCGTCGCCTCTGCGGCCGTTTCCGAGGCCGCCGCGGGCGCCGACAGCCTCGCCGCACAGGCCACGGCCAGCTCCGCCCTGGCCGAGACCGCTGCCGGCGCGGACCAACTGGCCGCAACCGCCACCCTGACGGCGGCGCTGGCCGAGGCTGCTGCCGCCGCGGACGCAGTGGACGGCGCCCTGACGGCCGGGGCCGACATCCGCATCGCGCGGCTGGAGCTGCGGGTGCCGCTGGTCGAAACGGTCACCGTGGCGGTGGCCGAGACGGCGGCGGCGGGCGACAGCCTGGCCGCGTTCGCCGCGCGCGCGGCGGACATCTCCGAGGCGCTGGCCGCGGCCGATGCCTACGCCGCCGAGATCGACCGCATCGCCGAACTGATCGAGGCGGCGGCCGGCGCCGACGTGCTGGAGGCCTCGGCCATCTTTGCCGCGGCGATCGCCGACAGCGCCGAGGCGGCCGTGCTGCTGGCCGCGGCGGCCAGCGGCGACGTGGAGACGCTGGGTAACCGGCGGGTGCGCGAGGCCGTGCTCACCGTCGGCCAGCGCCGGCTCGCCGATGCCGTGGGCATCGCGCAGGCCAGCCTCGCCGCTGGGCGGCCTGAGGTGCATGACGGCCGCCTGGCCACCGGCCGGGTGACGCCGCGCCGCATCGGATCGACCGCGCCGCGGGTGCCGCGACGCAAGCTCAAGGACGTCTTCTGATGACCACAAGCACCACCCTGGTGGCCGGCGACACGCTGAGCTTCGAGGTCAGCGCGCCCACGGCCGCCGACGGCAGCGCCTACAAGGCGAGCGACGGCTGGCAGCTCGTGTACCGGCTGGTGCCGCGATCCGGCGCCGCAACGGCCATCACGCTGACCGCCATCGCCGACGGCGACGACTACCTGGTGCAGGTGCCGGCGGCCACCACCGCCACCTGGGCGGCCGGCTGGTACTCGGTGGGCGCCTACGTCACGCTCGGCCTGGAGAGCTACACCGTCGAGCCCGCGTTCGCGCAAGCGGAGATCCGGGCCAACCCGCGCACGGTGGCGGCGGGGTTCGATGGGCGCAGCGTGGCGGCAAAGGCGCTTGACGACGCTCGCGCGGCCTACGCCAGTGCCATGCAAGCGGCCGCGTCCAACGTCGGCAGCCAGCAGCTGCAGCGCTACCAGATCGGCGACCGGGTGATGGAGTACGCCTCGCCCGAGAAGGCGGTGGCAGCGCTGCGTCGCGCCGTGCAGGACTGGGCGCTGGCGGTTGACTACGAGAACGCCTGCGCCCAAGGTCGGGCTACGGGTCCGATGGGCCGCATGAAATTCGGAGTGCCTAACGGATGACCGCCACCCACCTGCCGCTCGGCAACTGGCTTGACCGCGCCGTCGCGGCCGTATCGCCGGCCGCCGGGCTGCGCCGTCTGCAGGCCAGGCACACGCTGATGACGCTGGGAGGCGACAGCTACAACGGCGCCAACCTCACCCGGCGTGCGGTGGCGAACTGGAAACCGCGGCCCACCAGCGCCGACGCGGCCACGCTGCCGGCGCTGGTCACGTTGCGAGCCAACAGCCGCGACCTGGTGCGCAACAACCCGCTGGCCGGCGGCGCCGTCGCCGGCGTTACCACCTCGGTGGTTGGCACCGGGCTGTCGGTGCAGCCGCAGCCGCTGCGCAGCGTGCTGCGCATGTCCGAGTCCGAGGCGCAGGCGTGGGGCAAGCAGGCAAAGGACCTGTTCGAGCTGTGGGCCGCTCGGGCCGAGTGGTGCGACATTGCCTGCCGGTTGACTTTTTACGGCCAGCAGGAGCTGGCGTTTCGCAGCGCCCTTGAAAGTGGCGACGTGTTCGCGCTTCTGCCGCTGCTGCGCTACGGCCGCGAGCCCTTCGCCACCAAGGTGCAGCTGATCGAGGCCGACCGCGTCTGCAACCCCGACGGCGTGTTCGACAACGCCGAGTGGGCGGCCGGCATCAAGTGCGACCGCAACGGTCGGCCGCTGCTGGCCGCAGTGGCCGGCCAGCACCCTGGAGGCTCGATCATCGGCCGGCAGGCCTGGACGCAGGTGCCGTTCTTTGGCGCGCAGAGCGGGCGGCGCAACCTGCTGCACCTGTCCACCCAGCTTCGGCCAGGGCAGCGTCGCGGCGTGCCGTACCTGGCGCCGGTGATGGAGCCGCTGAAGCAGCTTGGCACCTACACCGACGCCGAGATCATGGCCGCCGTGATCAGCGGCGCCTTCACAGTGTTCGTCAAGAAGCCGGAACCGGAGGCGTCGCCGATCGCGCCGCCGGCTGCTGCCTCGCCGTCGACAGGTGCCGTGCCGCCGGGCGAGCAGAACGGCAACAACATCGGCCTCGAAGGTGGCGCGATGATCGACCTGCTCCCCGGCGAGGAGGTGGCGTTTGCCGACCCGACGCGGCCGAATACGTCGTTTGACCCGTTCGTGATGTCGGTCCTGCGCCAGATAGGTGTCGCACTGGAACTGCCGTTCGAGGTGCTGATCAAGCACTACACCGCCAGCTACAGCGCCGCCCGTGCCGCGCTGCTGGAGGCCTGGCGGTTCTTCCGCAAGCGCCGCGACTGGCTGGCTGCCGGCTTCTGCCAGCCGGTCTACGAGGCGGTCATCACCGAGTGCGTGCTCGATGGCCGGCTTCGGGCGCCTGGGTTCTTGCGCGACGAGCTGGTCCGTGCCGCCTACCTCGGTGCGGTTTGGATCGGCGACGCGCCTGGCGCGATCGACCCGCTCAAGGAAGCGCAGGCGGCGCGCGAGCG